ATATATAGTGTGGGTATGCTAACATACCTTTACGTTCATCTCATTCATGAGACGCAAGTAAGCCGACTCGGAACGGAATCGTTCATCTCTTACGAGACGCAAAAGTTCGCTGAAGGAACGGCATTAAAACCGCCTACTACTATCAGGAGAATCCAAATGGCCAAAGTCACTTATCGTGGTGTCGAGTATGACACCGAAGAGTACAACGCAATGGTGCTTGAAGAAGCAGCAAAGCGTGAAAGACACGACTTAATGTATCGTGGTATTAAAGTTAACAGTAAGGCATCACCTTGCAGTTAGTCTAAAGAATGGAGGAGAGGGGGTTTACACCCCTCTTTTTTTGTATTATAATTAAGTGAAAAGTTATCACCATGAATAAAGCAAAACTAAAAGTTTTGGTTAGAGCTCTTAAAGAGATTGTAGAGGAACTAGAATCTGAGGTTTACTCTGATGTTGATGCTTATAAGCAAGAAGCATTCTCAGCATCACCACGAGATTACGATGAAATGTTCGACGACGGTTGCGACTAATGGAAGTATCACTTGTTAGCATCACACCTGATGCTGAAAAAACTATGGCATATATTGCCAGAGTATCAAACCCATCAAACCAAGAGAATGATAATTATTCTGGGTTGTTAAAATATTGTATTAAACATAATCATTGGTCTGTCTTTGAACAGTCAACAATGACACTGGAAATAGAAACTACTCGTGCTATAGCAGCACAGATATTAAGACATAGATCATTTACTTTCCAAGAGTTCTCTCAAAGATATGCAAAGAGTAATGAACTAGGAAAGATACATTTACCAGATCTACGCAGACAAGATGTAAAGAATCGTCAAAATAGTATTGATGATCTTGATCCATTTGTAAAGCAGAAACTAGAGGCACAGATGATAACTTTGTTTAGTTCTGCTCAATCATTGTACAATCAAATGATTGATGAAGGAGTTGCAAAAGAATGTGCTAGAATGGTATTACCATTGTGTACTCCAACAAGAATATACATGACAGGTTCATGTCGTTCATGGATACACTATATAAATCTACGATCTGCACACGGAACACAGAAAGAACACATGGATATAGCAGAGGCATGTCGCAAGGTGTTTACCGAACAGTTCCCTGCTGTGTCTGAAGCCCTTGAGTGGGTCTAAATAACTTTACCTAACTTAACAATATGCCTACATACCCTGTTATTAATCAGAAAACTGGTGAGAAAAAAGAATTATCAATGACCATGACTGAGTACTCATCATGGAGAGATGATAATCCTGACTGGGATAAAGACTGGAATGCTGGAGTCGCAAACGTCGGAGATGTTGGAGAAGTATATGATAAACTGAAGAAGACTCATCCAGGCTGGAATGATGTTCTCCACAAGGTATCTAAAGCACCAAAATCTACTGTTCGCCCTATCTAAGTATGCCAAGAAAAAGCAAAAACGGAAACCAACCAATCGGAGTTGGTCTAACAGCAAAGCAGATGAAGAGAAGAAAACCAATAAATGCAGAGATGTTGAGAGACATAGAACCTCTCACAGAAAATCAGAAAAAATTATTCGCATCTTACGCGGAGGGTAAGAACTTAATTGCCTATGGTGTTGCAGGAACAGGAAAGACATTCATAACACTCTATAATGCGTTGTGTGAAGTCTTAGATCCAACTACACCTTTTGATAAGATATACATTGTCAGATCCCTTGTGGCTACGAGAGAGATTGGTTTCTTACCAGGTGATCATGAGGATAAAGCATTCTTATATCAGATACCATACAAGAATATGGTGAAGTATATGTTTGAGATGGCCACTGAGGCAGACTTTGAAATGTTATATGGTAATTTAAAGGCACAAGAAACTATATCATTCTGGTCTACATCTTTCATTCGTGGAACAACTCTTGATAAAGCAATTGTTATAGTTGATGAATTTCAAAACTTGAATTTTCATGAATTAGATAGTATAATGACAAGGGTAGGAGAGAACTCAAAGATCATGTTCTGTGGTGATGCTACTCAATCTGATCTTATCAAAGACAAAGAGAGAAATGGTATCGCAGACTTCATGCAAGTTCTTCGTATTATGTCATCAGTTGACGTTGTTGAATTTGGAATCGATGATATTGTTCGTTCTGGTCTAGTTAAAGAATACCTACTTGCCAAATTAGAAATGGGTATCTAATTTTTATATGAAATTTGAACATTGTAATCATCTAGGTGATCTTGAATTAAAAAAGAAAGAAACTAAAGGAATAAGATTATATAATCTTCCTAATGGTGAATGGGTTCCATCTATTACATCTGTGACATCTTTTTATAATCGTCAGATCTTTGCTGACTGGAGAAAGAGAGTTGGTGTGGAAGAAGCAAATAGAATCACAAAGAAAGCAACTGCTCGTGGAACTGACTTTCATGAGGCAGCACAAAACTATTTGTTAAATCTTGAACTTAATTGGGATGATTATCAGCCTGCTACCAAGTATATGTTTCATCATGCAACACCATATCTAGATAAGATAAATAATATACACGCTATAGAAAGAACCCTTTACTCCGAATACCTTGGTCTCGCAGGTAGAGTTGATTGTATAGCGGAGTATGAGGGAGAGTTGGCAGTCATAGACTTCAAAACTTCAAATAAAATCAAACCAGAAAAATGGTTAGAGAACTATTTCGTTCAAGAAATGTTCTATGCCAGTGCTTACTATGAATTAACTGGTATCCCTGTTACAAAGTTGATTACTTTAATGGTTACTCCTAATGGAGAGATAAAAGTATTTGACAAAAGGAACAAAGGGGATTATATTAAACTATTAGTACGATACATAAAAGAATTTGTCACTCACAATACTGGGTCAAAAAATGAAGAATGAACTAGAAAAGGCTTTCGAGGATAAGTTCTATTGCCCCGCAAAGTTTGCACAAGAAATAGAACACATGGTGCAAACGCATGAAGATATGAATTATATTGATGCGATTGTTTCTTTCTGTGAAATCAATTCAATAGATGTTCAATCAGTTCCTAAACTGATATCAAAACCTCTTAAAGAAAAGATTAAATACGAAGCACAAGAACTTAACTTTTTAAAGAGAACTACTAGAGCAAAACTACCCATATAAAATGATGCCCTTTGATGCATACCGTTGCTATTTGTCATTAAAAAATCACTTCACAAAAGAACATTATGATTATCACAAGTATGGTGGTAAGACAAGGGCAACCAAAGAAGCCTTCTATAAAAGAAAGGATAGATTTTGGTTTGAAAAATTTGCAAGACAGAAAAGTAATAAAGAAGTAGAAGATTTTTTTGTATCTAATTTTGTATCTTGTTCTGATCCTGAGAGTATGTGGATTGGAGAGATGATTAGAGATGGAGAAGGTAGATATATTGACTGGAAGAAGAAGGTAGAATCATTATCATATGTTTTTAAAGAAGAGTCGGAAGAATTGTTTCAAGATAATAATGTAGATGAGATCTTTGATTGTAGTCAAGGTCATCCGATTGTTCTTAAAAAGTTTCTAGGTGGTAACATAAGCCTTGAAACTTTGGTAATCTATGATAGAATACTAGGGTATGGTAATAACTTTGATAAAAAGTTAAAAGACCCAGTGTGGGAAACCGTCAGTAGGCGGGTTAGGAAGTACACTCCTTTCCTAAATATTGATGTATTCCGTTACAAAAAGATCCTTAAAGAAATCGTTCTATGAGTTTTTTCGATTCAGAAATAGTCAGAGCAGAGATGACAGCAATTCATGAACTTCAAGAGTCTGTTTATTCAAACTTTATGAAGTTTCCATATATGAATGCTGCTGATCGTGCTCATCATATTGAAGAACTATCTAAACTAATCGAGAAACAAAAGATTGTTTATGCACGATTAAGTTTATCAGATGATCCTGATGCAAAAAGGATGAAAGAAGATCTCTTAGCATCTGCTAAGTCTATGGGTCTTCCTGCAAATGTTGATATTAGTAAGTTGTTTGATCAGATGACCGACATAATTGGTCACATGAAAGAACACAACACTTGACACTCTATATTATTGATACTAGTATAACAGAATACAAACAAGCCAAATCTAATTAATCCGAGGTAATCCGAATGTCTTTCGCAAGTCTAAAGAAGCAGTCTAACTTAGGTTCATTGACTGCAAAATTAGTCAAAGAAGTCGAGAAAGTAAACAATGCTAGTGGTGGAGGAGATGAACGTCTCTGGAAACCAGAACTAGATAAATCAGGTAATGGTTTTGCCGTTATCAGATTCTTACCAGCACCAGATAAGGAAGAAATTCCATGGGCAAAGTTATACACCCATGCCTTTCAAGGGCCAGGTGGTTGGTACATAGAAAACTCTTTAACCACAGTAGGTGGTAAAGATCCAGTCTCTGATTATAACAGAGAGTTATGGAACAGTGGAAATGAATCCGACAAAGATGTAGTTCGTAAACAGAAACGTAAGTTATCTTATTACAGTAACATCTATGTTGTTAAAGATCCTACAAATCCTCAGAACGAGGGTAAAGTATTCTTATTTAAGTATGGTAAAAAAATATTTGATAAGATTATGGAAGCAATGCAACCAGAGTTTGAAGATGAGAGTCCAATCAATCCTTTTGACTTCTGGCAAGGTGCAAACTTCAAGTTGAAGATTGTTAAAAAGGATGGTTTTTGGAACTACGATAAGTCAGAGTTCGATTCAGTCGCACCACTTCTCGATGATGATGACGCATTAGAAGCGATATGGAAGAAAGAGTATTCTCTTGCTGCTGTTACTGCTGCAGATCAGTTCAAGAGTTACGAAGATCTTGAAAGAAGATTAAAGTATGTTCTTGGTAAGAAGCCTGCTCAACGATACACTCCTGATGAGGAGATTGATGTTGAGGATAATGCACGTTCTGTTGCTGAAGAGGTTGTTACTAAGGCAGTCTCCACACCATCAGCATCTACAACTGTAGATAAGGATGAGGATGATGCTCTTTCATATTTCCAGAAATTAGCAGAGAGTTAAGTGAGATATAATCAGATCTGTCTAACCCTCTTGGTTATAGCAGCATATATTAACTTACTCAAATAGTCTGATATTATCAGCACGTTTCAAGGATTCACTCACGAACTGAGTGGATCCTTCTTTGTATATCATCATTTCTTCTAGATCATCAAAGACAACATTAAGATATATTGGTTTAATTAAAAATATTCTTCTCTTATCATCATTTATTTTCTCTTCATGTTGATAGTTAGTAACTGCTTTTGCTACAGGATTCACCGTTACTAATTCTTCACTTAACGGTTCAAAATAACTTACACTTTGGCCAGCACTCACTCTTACACCTTTAGGAAATATGATAACTCCATTAGTATCTTTGACTTCATTAGATTCATAGTGATGAATTTCATTTAATTTTTCTATGGTTCCATACTTATCTAAGACATAATTCTCAAATGCTTGTTGATTTAAAGGCCATTCATTTTGAATATTGATTATATTATTTGACATCAAGACAACCCAATCTAAAGTGGCATCATCATATATCTCAAAGGCAACATTGTCTGGTCTATCATCACCTTTGATACTATACTTTTCAAAGACAGTTAGATCTTGAAATAAATCTTCTCTTAACTTTCCCTTCTTAAAAAAGTTTTTGACTTGCGTATAGTTTGAAATGAATTGACCATCTTTAGTACGGTTTACATATTCAAAGTCTGGTATGTTGCGGAAGTAATTTTTAGCCATATTAGAAACCTATTGATTCGTCACTGTTATTATCAAGATCTGTATATTCATCATGAAAGATTGGTTCTAGTTCAGTGAAATTCATTGTCATTTCATATGCAACCATAGAGGAGTTCTCATATGTTTGATAGTTACCGTCTGGTGTATAGTTTACGGAGAAACCTGTTAGTGCACACTCTTTTACTCTTGGTAAGTAACCATGCTCTTTACCTTTTGCTGTTAAAAATCTAATTGCATAAGTGTTTGGTGATTTCAAAAACAATAAACTCTTAGATCTTTTCACTGCCTGTGATTGTTTAAACATTCTAATTATTTTCTTTATCATTTCTGCTTCTTCAAAATCTCTAGGACTCATTCTCCAACTAAAAGAAAAGGGTCTTAATTGTGGTTCTTTAAAAAGTAATTCCATGTTAGGATTTATGATTGACCCAGTTGTTCTTGTTAGTATATTTGCACCAGTTGCTGCCTTGGTCAATGCTGCTGCAACTCCTGTTTTAACATCACCTTTATTTTGACCTATTTGTTCTGCAATATCTTCAACAGAATCAAATAATCCATCTACAGCACCTTTTCCTTTCTGAACATTACTAAAGAAAGCATTAGCAGCGGCTAATGATGCAGGATTTAATGTATCAGGCCCCCAACTTACTTGATTATTATCTGAAACAGCACCAGGCACTGGTAATAAAACACTGCCTTTTATTCTTTGTGTATACCCATCTCTCCCTCCAGCATCACGTTTTGTTGCAACTTTAAAGTCCTTTATCTCTTTTGGTTTATATTCAAGAACATCTATCTTCATTTTATCTTGATCACGATTTGCCTTGATTGCTATTGGATAATAATATGTAAAACGTGATTGATACTTTTCTCTTGGTTTACCTGTATCCTCTTCTGCTAACGCAGAAATACTTAATAGGTTAGCACCTGTTGTTTCTTCAGATGGACTACCTTGATTATTTGATCCTTGACTTCTACTGATCTCTCTTATCGCTCCTGCCTGTGTGGATACACCACTACCTCTACCATATCCCAATGTTCTAAAATATTTTGCGATTGCATTTGCACTTAAGTTACTAATCTGTGAATTAAAATTACTTTTCCTATTATTCAAATCCGACCAACTGGCAT